TACCTTTACCAGCACCAGGGGCACCAGCTAATATGATAGCCTTAGGTTTCCCTTCTACTTCATTTAATAATTGCATTAATGATATCATAAACTCGCGTTTATAATAAATATACGAAAAATTCCTCTAATCTCCAAGTACTCGCTTGGCTGATGTTCTAAACGTTGCGAAGCCGGGTTTGTGGTTTGGGTGTTCTAGGTCAAACAATGTTTTAACAGTGTTAAAAATATCAATGTTTTCTTCCTGGCTACGAGGTGATTCATACATCTCCCACCCTTTACCTTGAATCTTACCTTTAGCAGCTTTACGTTTGTTAGATTTTAACCATAATACTCCATAACGGTCTGCTTTTTTACCAAAACATTCCTCGTAACATTTACCGTAAACAGCAGTTTGAAGGTCATATGTTGTTTGAAGATGGTTAGATGTTTTAAAATCTATAATCCAAAGTTCACCATCAATTTCACAAACCATATCACAGGTACCAGCTACTTTGAGCTCATCTGAGAATAAATGGACTTCGGTCTCAATTAATTTAGGGTCATATTCTTCCCAAAAATCAACAAAGCGTAAAAACATTTGCCATACATTAGGGTCGTATTGTGGGTAACCCGCAGTACTTAAAAAGTTTAGTTCTTTACCATTAAGGTAGTCTTCACACATTTCATGAACTTCAGTACCTTCTTTAGCAGCTTTTCTTACAATATGCTCAGAGGCATATCCTACTTTTTTTAACCAATCTTCAAAGTATTTACCTTTTGGGTAAGTACCTAAAACATAGGTAATGGAAGGGTAATATTCTCCGTTACGTTGGTAATAACGTGAATCTGGTAGTGTAATTTGTTTAGCGTCATCCGATACCTCTAAGATACGGTTATAAGACGTTTTTAGCAATTTTTTGCTCATATAAGTTGAAATTTCCGCTCCATTAAATCATATTGAGTTAGGGTTGGAGTGGATTGGATTAATTTTGTAAACTCTTCAAATCCCATCTCATTTGGGTCTTTGTCTTCTAAGTCTACTAAAAATACTTCTTTGCCTTCATTTAATAGCAATTCACAGTGTTTAAGCGCGTCTTTCATAGCATCTTTATCTAATGCTATAAACACTTTCTTTACTTCAGATGTTACTATCTTCTTCATTAGGTTTGATTGTATTTGTTTACCTAATAAAGGGATTACATTTCTTTTGATTGATAATGCATCAAAAGGACCTTCACATAATATGAGAGGGGAAGACCAATTTATATATAGTTCGAATGGTATTATATTCCTACTGGTAGGAGGATTTTTATATTTTAATTTTGAATGGGGGTTAAAGTTTCTAGCTGTAAAATAATTTAGATTACCGTAGGCATCATATGATGGTATGATTATCATGTTGGCATAGAGGCCTTGCTTACAATAACCTATATTGTATTTTAAAACGTCATATTTGGTTATACCACGTTTTTTTAAATATGCTAAAGCGTGTCTACCTACTATATTATCGGAAGTAATAGAGGAAAGTGGTTTATATTCCTTAGGTAGTTGGACCTCCGTTTTATCTCTTTTTACTTCTCTATATACTTCAGAACCTACTAATTTTTTTAGTTCGGAATAATGTTCGGGGGATGCTTTGGCTTGTTTTAAAACTTGAGAAAGTCTAGTCCCTTTTTTATCACACACCCAACAATGCCAAGGATTACCTTTAACACTGTCATCAAAATTAATTTCTAATTTTGGGTTTTTGTGATTACAATAAGGGCAAGTATATGCTCTATTACCTCTAGCGGTATGTTTACCTTTACCTAAAACCTTATTTACTAAATTAACTAGTAACTCATTTACCATAGGGGTAAATATACAACCCTATTTTTGGGATTCAAAATCTTTTGTAAAGAACTTGCCGAGAATGTTATCGTTGAAGAAGTCGTTTGGATTTTCTAGTACTTCGTAGATAAACTGTGCTTTTGTTTCCTCGTAAGTTAATAACTTTTTTGAGGTAGCCAAAGTTAAGATTTCACGTTTGAAATTCTCTATTGGTTCGTTCTCTAATAAATTAGTTAAAATTTTGTTTGAGCCCCAATATGTTTGCCAATCGCTTTCTTTAACTACTTGTTTGTATGATGGTTTTCTACCTTTAGTACCTTCATACAATGCTAAATCTTTTTTAGTTAATTTAGCTTTACGAGTAAATTTAACGAATTTTTTACCTATATAGGCTTTACCACTTGGGATGTGAGTAATTCTATATACGAAACCGAATGTTGATGGGGGGAATGACTCCAAAGAAGTCATTTCTTCCCCTTTATATAACCAATCCATAATTTAATTTTTAGGCTACAGGAACGTGGTTAAAATTAATATAAGCTTCAGAAGTTGATGCTGTAAATGAATATGAAGTTGAGCCTCCTACACCACTTGTTACTGATGATCTAGTAGTTTGACTAAAAGCACTATTACCTGTTTGTAAATTAACTGTAGTTTCTGAGTAAGAAGCACATCCTGCTCCTGTTGGTCCAAAAGCTTCAACTTCCATTAATATAGTATCAGTATCAACAACACTAAATGATGTTAAACCAGTTGTAGTTGAATTAGAGTTTTTAGTAATTGTAGCAACAACTGTACCATTCTTTTTAACAGTACCTGTAAATTTACTACAATTAGAACTGACTGGGGTACCATAAATAAAAATAGTAAATGGAGTTTGATCATTCCAAGTTTCACCATACATTTCACCAAATCCATAGGGTTGGGAAGTATCCCAAGTTTTGGATGTTAAATCACCTTGATAAGTAGTAGAATTAACAACTAAAGTTTGCATATTAATTTCGGTAGTAACTCCTTGAGAATTATCGTAGTCTGCCTTGGCAACAAGACCACGTTTCATTTGAGCCATACCAATTTCTCCTGTTGTATCTGGTGCTATTTTGTAAGTTCCCATTATTTGTTAGCTTTTAATTCTTTAATTTCTGCTCTTAATTCCTTAACTGCTTCAATTAAAACTCCAGTAATATTACCATATGCTACTGATAGATTACCATCTTCATCCTCTGCTACTACTTCAGGTAATACATCTTGAAGTTCTTGAGCAATAACACCCATATAACGATAACCATTAGGGTCTTCTATTTTATTATAAGTTACACCTCTAATAGAATCTACTTTATCTAGAGCACTTGGGATAGTTTCTACATTTGTTTTACTGCGAGCATCAGAATAAGCTACAATATTATGGGTAGCATATACCGAAACTGAGCCAATAGAGCCACTTACCTTTAATAGACCATTTCCTTGGGAGTTAAGAGCCGGGGTACCCGAACCTATTACTATTTGATCGTTTGTACCGTTACTCCAAATTAAGGAATCCTCTAAATTTTTACCTCCCGATGCATGGCGAGGTAAATAGTATTCTGTACCACTATATTCTTCAACTTGACCATTAACCGATTTTAATACAGCAGAGCCATACTTGGGAAATTGAATCTTCCCATCAGATTTAATAGTTAAATTGGTAGATGGGGTTGTTGAAAGAGATGGGATAGTTTGGAATTCAAGCCTTGTAGGGTGGCTTGATGGTGAAAAAGTTCCAGCACCTACCCATCTAATACCTCCTAAATTGCTAGTATGGCGGGTAGTATAACCTTCAATTTCCCCTAAAACATCACCATCTGCGGGGGTAGCTTCAGTAGTAGCTATTACTAACCCTGGGGTAGAATCCGATACAGAAGTGATTGTTACGGTATCATTGGTTTTATCATATGTAAATCCTGAGTCTCCACCAAATACACCACTATCATTAAATTGGACTTGAGTGTTAATACCCCCGGGGTTTGTAGAACCTCCAGAACCCGCAGGTCCTTGATTTCCTTGATTTCCTTGTGGGCCAAAACCACCTTGGTTACCTTGATTTCCCTGTGGACCTAATGGACCTTGATTTCCTTGATTTCCTTGGTTTCCCTGTGGACCTAATGGACCTTGATTTCCTTGGTTTCCTTGATTCCCTTGTGGACCTTCTGGTCCTTGATTTCCTTGGTTTCCCTGGTTCCCTTGTGGGCCTAAAGAACCAGCCCCCCCAGGTCCTTGGTTACCTTGAGGACCTTGTGGCCCAGCCGCATTAGAAGGTGAACCAAAAGCACCTTGATTTCCCTGTGGACCTAATGGGCCTTGGTTTCCTTGATTTCCTTGATTCCCTTGGTTCCCTTGATTCCCTTGGTTCCCTTGGTTTCCTTGAGGACCAAAAGCACCTTGGTTTCCTTGATTCCCTTGTGGACCTACTATTGAGCCCGTAACATATAGTTTATTTGTACTAGGGTCTAGAACAACATTTTCAACAGCAATACCAGCAGCGTCTTCAGATCCACTCCAATACATAGAGCCTGAGACTCCAGAGCTACCGCTAATTACTATATCATAATCATCAGCTCCTGTAAAGGCGTCTACAGATTGAGAAACATGCCAAGAATTAATTCTATATTTTTGTTCTATTTTATCTGTAGGACTAAAACTTTTTGTAAACTGCTTTGCCATTATATTATGATTTTAAGTCTTTTAATTCTTGTTCTAAAGATTCTACTTTAGCCGTTAATTCTTTAATAGCTTCAATTAACACACCTGAAATATTACCATATGCTACTGCTAAATTACCTTCTTCACCCTCAGCTACTACTTCAGGAATATGAGGTTGAAGTTCTTGAGCAATTACACCCATATATCTAACACCTTCTGGGTCTTCTACTTTATTATAAGTTACACCCCTAATTGAATTTACCTTTTCTAAAGCACCTTCAATTGTGTCTACGTTTGTTTTACTACGAGCATCTGAATAGGCTACAATATTTGCTGAAGCATAAATTGAGGTTCCTGATACGTTCCCATTTACTTCTAAGAAACCATTTGATGGGTTACCAACTCCAATCCCAACTCTACCTGTAGACCTAATTGTCATAGCGGTGAATTGAGTTGTTCCTGTAACACATTGGAATTGTAGCCTTTGTGGTATATTAGTTGGGCTCCAAGTACCATCAGCTATCATTACCATCCCTGAATAGGTTCCTGGGACATAACGTTGATCTGCTCCAATTTGACCTAATACATCATTATTTACAAGGGTATCATCTGAGGATCTTAGTACAACAGCTGGGGTGGTTTTATTGGTGCCTGTACCTGCTGAACGAATGGTTAATTGGTTGTTAGTTTTATTATATGTGAAAGTACCTTCCCCACCAAATGTACCCCCATCATTAAAAAATACTTCAGTATCATTGGTATTAACCCCGGCATTTGCTAAATAATCTGAACTTGTAGTAAATAAGCGACCCGTAGAATCCATAATTACAGGTTGGGCAGATGCACCGGAGGGACCACCATCTGGGACTAATGGGAATAATACCTCAGTAGTGTGGGCTATAAATGCTCCAAAACCATTATTTCCCGCACTTCCGGTCCATGTAAGAATATCGGAACCACCTAATGTTACGGTTCTATTACCCGAAATACTACCATCTGCAGTATATAAAGTATCACCACCAAATGAGCTAGTATCGAAATAACTAAACGCACCAGTTGATGTGTTATATCCTATAATATTAGGACGTGATATATTTGGTAACTGGGTTACTCTAAATTCACCTTCATCTAAATTAAAACTAGCAGTAGCACCTACATCTAAAGTAACATTCCATTCTTCACCCTGTAACATATCAAAGGACATATCATATGTTCCAAACTCTAAGGTTCTATTCGCTGTTAAAGTACCACTATCTGTGTAAATGTTAGTATCGGTACCACCACCACCACTACCCGTATCTACAGTTATAACTTCAGTAGTGCCATCCCCTTGAGTAAAAGTAATCGTATTGTCTGTTACAGAAGAAGAAACATAGAATGAACCTGTATCTTGTGGGCTACCTTGAGGACCTAATGGACCCTGGTTTCCTTGGTTTCCTTGTGGACCTTCTGGTCCTTGGTTTCCTTGATTTCCTTGTGGGCCAAAATCACCTTGGTTTCCTTGGTTTCCTTGTGGGCCTTCTGGTCCTTGATTTCCTTGGTTTCCTTGATTTCCTTGTGGACCAAAATCACCTTGGTTTCCTTGATTACCTTGTGGGCCTTCTGGTCCTTGATTTCCTTGG